CGGGTGGCGTCCACAAGCCCGTTCGGCTGCCATGTGATGGTGGTGGTGGTGCGGTTGTGGTAGAGCGGCTCCACAATCGCCCCGAGCTCCTCGGTGTACCAGGCTGTCCCGACGAACTGCTGGTTACGGCTGCCAGGCAGGAACTCGTCGGAGCCAGTGGCGGAGAACCCGGAAACGTCCTCCTGCGAGTCTTGTGATGTGCGCCCGAACGCACTGAACGAATTGCTCACATCGGTGCCGTCGATCGTGATCTTGTCGCTGCGGGCGATCAGCTTCGTATACGTCACTTCGTCTTGCCTCCCTCGTTTGGTTGGGGTAGCCAGCCGTCCGGGAGGACGAAGCTGCCCGGTTCTAGATCAGGTTCTACACGGCGTACTAGACGGATATCGCCGCGGTCGATCGCCCGTTGTTCCGGGCCAGGGTCCAACACAGCCTCGAACTCCGAACCAGGAGTGTGGCCGCGATATTCCCTCTTGCCGGTCACCAGATAAACCGAATAGGTTCTCACGCTGTGACCAAACCTCTCTGCCGTTCGTAATGCGCCCTCATCTCCTGCAAAGACTCGTTCGGGAAGAACCCGTCCAGCTCCGTCCACGGGTCACCCACCGATTCGGTGTGATGCCGCTCCAACGAGCCCCAGTCGTTCAATTGCTCGCCTTTGGATTTCCAATCCACGATCTGGCGGGGATCAGATAGGCGATGCACAACGCGGACCCGTTCGCATTCCCGCTCGATGTTGTTCAGGATCGACGTGTCGCAGCCCCTGTCTCGGTCCTCATCACCGGGCCGGTAGCCGACCTGGTGCATCAGCGTTCGCGGATAGATCCGGATTCCTGATCCGCCGGGGTAGTTCAGGAACTTGGAGGCGAGTTCGCGTCCGTCCTCGCGGACGAACGAGATCCGCTGGAACCCGTATACGGTGTCGGGGCCGGGCAGTTCGGTGAATAGCCGCCAGTCGATCCAGTCATCCGACCCGAACGGCACCACGAAGTCAGCCGGCCGCGGGTTGTGCTGTGGGTCGCAGGCGAGCTGTATGCCGTCGTTGAACTTCTTAGACGGAAACTGGTTTCCACGTGAAATCGTTCCGAACCCCATCATCCGGGCGGTTCGCAGGTTGAAGTCGTCACCGATCACCACGGCTGTGGCGTCGATGCCTGCCTCGGTTCGGAGGTTTTCGCAGGTTCGTCGGAGCTGCGCCAAGCAGATGGCGGTGAGTTGGAACCGTCCGTGGGCTGGCACGATGAACCAGAGGCTACGCAACGGCGTACTCCAGATAAGACCCGGCCCTGACGATCGCTCCGGAGTCGTTCGACTGTGTTCCTTGGGCGAACTGGAACGCAAAGTTTGGTGTGGCGTTGGCTCCGTTCTGGACTATCGCGTCAATCGTGATGTAACCACCGGTCGTACCTGTTCCCGCGAGGGTGACGCCGCTGGATGACGGGTAGGCGGTCTGGATCGCTGTTTCGGCCGGGGTGGCGCCGGCTATCACCCCGATGATGTTGAACCGGGCCAACGTGGGGCTCGCAGGTCCGACGAACGTGTATTTCAGATCTCCTGCTGCGGTGGTGTCGTAGAAGATCACCCCGCGAATCCTGTATTTCGTGTTGGCGGCCATAGCGAAGGCCAGCGCCGTATCCGAGACAAGAACGGTCGAGTTCGTCACGGTCTGGTCAGCGGCCTTGGAAAGCATCGTCCAGCCCGTTGGTCCAGTAGCGCCCTGTACCCCAGTCGAGCCCGTCACACCCGTAGGTCCAGCCGGTCCTGTCGCTCCCTGAACCCCGGTTGGTCCGACTCCTCCCGTCGTTCCCGTGGTTCCTGTCACTCCGGTTGGGCCAACTGGGCCGGTCGGGCCAGCTCCCCCGGTTGTTCCCTGTGTTCCCTGAATGCCTTGTGATCCTGTAGCGCCCTGAACCCCGGTTGGTCCTGCGGGTCCCGTCGCGCCCTGAACGCCCGTAGCTCCTACCGCTCCGGTGGTTCCCTGGATGCCCTGGATTCCTTGAACTCCTGTTGCTCCTGCTGGGCCTGCCACGGTGGAGTCTGCGCCTGCGGGTCCCTGCGGCCCCGTCGGTCCTTGGATGCCCGTTGTGCCCGCTGTTCCTTGCGCGCCTGTTGCGCCTTGTCCTCCTGCGGTTCCTTGTGCCCCCTGGACGCCCTGTAAGCCCTGCGGGCCGGTCGCACCAGCCACCCCTTGGGATCCAGTCTCCCCGGTCGGTCCTTGCGAACCGGTGGCTCCTACGGCGCCGGATGGTCCCGTGTCTCCCGGCGGCCCTGTCGGGCCTGTCGGGCCTGGAGTCCCTGCTGCCCCCTGGGCCACTGCGTCCTCGTAGGCTGCACGGGCGAGGTCGCAGTGACGCCAAACAGTGTTTTCGGGGACGGTCACGCGGCCACCCGGATAAATGCTTGTTTCCACCAGTCGGGGTGGACCAGCATGTGTAGTTGGCCGTCGAACGGAAACTCACGGGCCAGATCATCGAACGGGGTTGACCAGTAGCCTCCCGAGTCGGAGATGTACCGGCCACGGGGTAGCCAGTTGGCGTCGTAGTCGAGCCCTAGTTCACTTAGGGTGATTCGATTGGTTGGTGCCTGGTATTCGGGCCGGTCGAAATCACTGAATAACTGGTCGTTCACGAACCTGACACGGCCGTCTATCCCGTAGCAGCGCTGGTCACCATGCGCCACGGTCCCTGAGATGGTGAACCCGTAGCTTCTGAGTTCGTCTACGGCTTCTTCTAGGACTTTGGTGGGGGATCCGCCGTGTTCGGAGCAGTGGGCGAGGGCGTTATTGTGGATGCCGATCTCATGCCCCAGCTCCGCAATCCGCTCCAGAGAATCCACCAGGAGAGGCTTGTTGTTCCAGTAGGGGGCGGTGTGAAGGATGAAGTAGGTGGATGCGTAGCCGAGATCGGCTTCCCAGCCTGCAAAGCTAACGGCGGGTTCTATCTCGTTGTCCACGTCGTGTCTCATCCCGATCACGTTCCTGTCGGTGTCTCCCAGCCACACTTCGTTCATAGAGACGACGGCGCCGGCGCGGTCCAGCAGGCAGTCGAGGTCGTGGAGGTCTTCCGGCTGAAACGGGCTGTGATGGTTCATGCGGCGACTTTCAGGCCGTCACGGATCGCCCGTGCGCGTTGCGTGATATCGAACTTCAAATCTCGCTGCCAGGTCTGATTACACAACCTGGACGGATGCTGGGCGATAGCCAGATCGATGTGGAACGGCAACCAGTGATGCTCAAATGTTTCGTAGAGGACACCGGCTACGAAGTCGGCCTCATACCGGAACCCGTCATCGTCTGGGTAGCACTTCAAGTACCTTCTGAGCGCCCGCCACGGGAGCTGGCGATCAACGACGGCGCCGCCGCAGACCAGCGGTAGGTCCTCGTAGCCGTCGGGGTTCTCTCCGTGGCCCCAGTTCGCGACCATCACGCCTGGTTTGTAGTTCTCCAACAACTCGATCTGGGTTCGTTTGGGAACGATCACGTCGTCGTCTTGGAAGTAGACGACGGGGGTTTTGGCCATGCGGGCGGCCATGTACCTGCCGGCGCATTTCCAGTCCGTCTGGATGGAGTTGTCCCAGACGATGATCTGGTCGAAAATCAACGACTCCTGAATCCTCAGGATCGCCGCTGGCTGGTCGCCGCGGGTTACCAAACAGGCTGTGACCTGGCTGGTTTCAAGCACGGGTCAACACCAGCCAGTCCGCCCGGTAACCCCGAGGAAACTTTTCCGCCTGCCATCCTTCCGGGATCTCCGGGTCCGCGTCCTTGACGGTCGCGGTGACGGCTTTGTTCGCGATCGAGCACCAGAGATCCAGGCTGGAAAGTGATTTTTTGGTGGCGTCACCTAGGAACGTGTCGACACTGACCACATCCCATTTCTGGCGGCGACCCTCCGCAGCTTTCGCGTAGTCCCACGCATCGGCTGTGTAGAACTCCCACCAAACCGGGTACACCGCCGCCATCTGTTCCAGCTTGTAGGCGTCCACGTCCACACAGGTGACCGTCAGATCGTTTCTTGCCATGTGGATGGCGTCGTTGATTCCAAGGAACCCGGCTGCGAAGAGACATAAGCCCGTCTCAGCCGAATCAAGGAGGAAGGCAGGGTAGGGAGTGGCCTGCCGTGATAGCTCATCCAACGGGGGTTCTAGGACGATCACGCGGCCCACCGAACGTTCTCCTCCATGAACCCCACCCGTTCCTTATAGAACCTGAGCCCGTCGGTGCCTGAATCATGGCGGTTGTAAACCAGGAACCCCCCGGTTTCCACCTCCCGCTCGATCGTTCCTTGCATGAGCAGGTACATGATGTTTCCGCGCAAGTGGTCGCCGTGTCCGAGGATGGAGGAGACTAGGGCGAGGTCGCCTGCCCGGTACAGCCACAGATACGCCACCAACTTGGAGCCGGTGAGGACCCCGTAGGTGTTGACCCGGTGCGTGTCGCAACGGTAATCCGGCAGTTTCGAGAAGTCGGTTCGTTGACGGTAACTGGACGACATGGGGCGGCCTTGTCGTTCATCGAGTGACACATTGATTTGGTAGATGTCTTCGCTGAACCTCTCCCGGTCGATGGTTTCGAACCGGTACCCCATCCGTTCCGCGTGGGCGGCCCGTTTGCGGGCTGTGCGATGGGTTTCCTTCCACTCCTCCAAGGTCCCTTCGAGGTGGAGGACGCTGCATCGGTCGTATTGGCCCCTGGACAGTTGCAGGTAGAGAGGCCCAGCGAAGTCCCTACACGCCTGGTCAGAGCAACCAAGCCCAAGAGAAATATCCACACACTCCAAAAGACGGATCACGAACGCGCCTTCACCAAAATCACGAACACCCGGAACCCCAACCATGCCCCTTCATGCCGTTGTGGTGCGTCATACAGCTCGTAACCTGTGCGTCCCTGAATGTCCATCGCAGCCACCAAGCCATTTAGGCTGGGCTCATCCGTGATGGCGGAGACGAGAGACAACGGGTCTTCGTCGTCCATCAGCGCCAACATCAGATCCTGTCCTGCCTCCGAGTCAGCGGTTGACACCCGAACGCGGACTGTGATGAGTTCTCCGCCGATCAGGTCCCCGAAAGCCTCAAGCGAAGGCTCCATCGACGGGGAGGACGGGTACATGTCGATGCAGGGCGGCGAAGGATCTATGACCATTCTCGGTTCGACCTGAACGTCCACGTCGTTCACCTGGGAGACGACGTTGCGGATGGTGTCGGCTAGCTCGTCCAGGATCTCCGCAAGGGTCCCAACACCCACGCTAGACCAGTCTCAGCTTCGGCTTGGGAGGGCACCAGGGACACCGCACGTTCTTCACGGTGATCTCCGGCGATGCTGAGATCGCTACCCGCCCGCAAGCGCAAGTGGTCACGCCAACCCCCACTGGTTCTTCAACGGGGCGAGCTTGTAGGCGTGACGGTCCCATGTGTCCTTCGTGCTGAACAACTGTCCCATCTCCGCACCCAGCCCGACGAGGCCGAACGGGGATTCTTCCTGGCGCCAATGCTCCACCGACCGCTCCAACTGAACTTCGGCGGCTAGTTCGAGCTGTGGCGCGGTGAGGGTCACCGCATCCGCCAGGTCTATTTCGGCGTCGATCTCGACCTGTGCGGTTGTCAAACAGCGGTCGAGGGCGGCGTTTTGTTCGCTGGAGGGCTGCCGGATTTTGAGGATCCGGGCGAGTTCTTCTCTGGTTGTGTAGCCCACCGTTGTCGGCACGTCTCTCCTTTCTGTGTTGTGAGGGGATCCCGGCCTACGGCGTCCGGGATCCCCTCAGCAACCTTAGGAGGCGGTTGTGATCTGGCTGAACGCGCCAGGATCGACAACGACGGCCTCGAACGCGCCGATGATGCCAACCTCGACACCACCGATCGCGGGCTCCACCACGCGGAGCTCGACGGGTGCGCCGGCGGTTTCCGCGACAAGCAAGCCTGCGGAGTCTCCGACGATGATCGCGCCGGAGTCCATTCCACGCGAAACCACCAGGTTCAGCGGCCCCACACCGTCACTGGATACCGAGGTGAACTGCGTGAACGCCGCCGAAGTGAGTCCGAGCAGATACCCGAACCGGTCGGGGGCCAGGAAGATCGTGTTCGCGATACGCCCGCTGTTGGCGAACACCGCGGCGAACCCTGAGCCAACAGCGGTCATGAACTGGGCGAACGTGTCAGTCGACCCGAGCCCGGAACTGATCTTGTACGTAAACGCCGAATGCTTCATCGCGGTTGCGGCGTCCTGCTCCGTCTTCAACGCATAATCCGCCGCGGCCAGGTCAAACCAGAGCTGAAGGGCGTCCGGGCTCGACCAGTTGAGGGCCTGCCAGGACAAATCCCCGCCACCCAGATACGTGCTGGCGGTCGTGGTGCTCATCCCCACAACCATGCCGGTGTTGCCAGCCTCCGTCTTCTCCGAAGACTGCACCGAAACCACCGGCCGGGTCGTGACGGACGGATAGGTCAGCGTGCCACGCTCCAGTGTGGTGCGGGCGGATGCGTTGACCATCGGCCGGCTCTTGTTGATCACCTGGAAGATCTGCTCCAGATGCTGCGGAGCCTGCAAACCACCCACATTGGATGAGAGGGTGTTTGCCGGTGTACGAACCATGAGCTGCAACCGTTCCTTCGCGGCTGCCACTTCCTTCTCGCCGCCGGCGAGGGTGGCGATCTGGGATGCGATCTGTCCCTGCCTGGTGATGATGAAGTCGTGGGCGTAGTCCGCGAACGTGCGGTAAGTGATGCCGTCGCCGTCCTGCTCCACCCCGTCGAACCCGCCCGCGAGAGCCCTGCGGATGTCGCGTGAGGCTTTCAGGGACCGGTTGTTGTCCTCGACTGTCTTGGTGAGCTGCTCGATCTCCGCGTCCAACTCCTGCGCCTTCTCGCGGTACATCGTGACCTGTTCGAGCTGGCTTTCCGACATCACCTTGCTGTCGGAAGCCTCCACCGAACCAAGAAGGTTCTCATGAAGCTTGGTGGTCTGGTCCCGCTCATCCAGAAGCCGCTGGAGGCGGATTTCAGCCTGTGTTCCGGCCATGATCTTAGGTTCCTTCCACAGAGATGGTTTCCAGGGTCTGTGGGCGGGTGCCAACCGAGGGGTCCTCGTCTGAGGGGGTGTCGGTGTCGGGGTGCGCCATCCGCTCCGGCAACTTAAGCCCGAGCGCCTTACACCGCTCCATCAGAGCGGGATCGAACTGAACAGGGAGGAGTTCTTCGTCCATCAGGGTGGCAGCCTCACGAACCGCCAAAACCTCTGCACGGCTGTAAGCGCCTTCCCTCATGAACGCAACATTGACCAGGTTCGCCTTGATCCGCTGAACCAGGCCGGCCGCGTTCCGAACGCTCTTGACGGGTTTCGCCTCCACCGAAACACCATGGAGCACGTCTTCTTTGATCAGCATGAGGGCTTTGTCGCCGTCTGGGCCTTCGTGGATCTTGAACGATCCGTAGAACCCGTCCGCGGCTTCCCGGAGGGTGAGTCCGTGCCCGATGACTCCTGCCAGTCCTGGCTGATGTTCGAAGTTGGCCAGGACGCGGTTGGCGGCGTTGACCTGATGCGCGAAGACTCCTTGAACGTACTGCTCCTGATAGGGGATTCCTTTGGGGACGCCGCCGTGTCCGTCGTTGTGGGTGATGGTTTCGTCGTAGGGGACGATTCTCACGTCAACGGTTCGTCCGTCGCCGGCGGTGATGTCCGCCGCAAAGGTTCGGATCATCAGTTCAGGGATCTGGTCTTCGTCCACGGTTAGCCTCCCGTGACGACGGTGAGCCCGCCGGGTTGTTGCGTCGGTGACGCTTTTGCGACTTGTGATGCCTGCTCATCATTGTCGTCGGACAGGTCGGACAACACCGCGAACGTGTCCGCCGCATCAAACGACACCCACTGCCCCCGCGGCAACATCTGGGCGCTGAAAGCGTTGGCGACCCTGGTGGCTGTTGGTCGGAGTTCGAACCGCCACCACATCTCCCCCAACGCACCGGGATTCTGATACGTCAACCCGCCTTGCAAAGCCATGTTGAGGAGAACGGATGGCACGCCGTAGGCGGTCGCGATTGCTTTGGCGTCGAACTCCTGCGTATCCAGCAACGCCAGATCCGAGGGGTTGAACGAAAGGTTGGAGAACGAAAGTTCGGGTGGGAGAACGGGCGGGGCGCCGTTGCGTGACTGGGTGGCGGTCATCCATTGTGTCTGGATGTCTTCTGCCTGTTCCTTCGTCAGCTTCCTTGTGGAGTTCAGGACTGCCTGTGGGATCCCGCCCTGGCTGACGCTCATCGCCTGGTTGCCGGCGGCCAACAGTCCCCACGCCAGCTGGGCGTAAGAGCGGAGGGCGGACTGGCCGTGCAGCCCTGTGCCGGGGTTGCGGTCGATCTGAACAACCCGTGCGGGATCGAGGACGGTTTCGGAGTATTTGTATTGCCGCTGTCCGTCTTCCATCGTCACGTGAACGAAGGAGGAATCAAGGACGGTCCAGGTTCTCGGGAATCCTGTGCTGTAGAAGTCTGTGACGTAGAGCAGGACGAACCCCCACCCGTACATCTGCTCGATGATGCAGTGGAGGGCGTCCCCGACACCGTTGGGGTACCAGTTCGGGTCCGGTGAACTAACCCACGCGGGTTCCGCACCGTCTGGGCCGTGGAACTCCAACGGCATCGAGGCGATCTGTTGGGCGTTCATCTGCTGGCACCGATTCGCGACCCAGACTCGTTCGGTGAGGAAGTTGTTTCCCCACCGGAAAGAGCTGTTGATGTTCTCGTCCCACCAGTTCGGGATGATCGAGTTGAAGAGACTCATGTTGGTCCCTTCCAACGGGGCCACGTCTCTCTTCATCAGTTCAGGATTGCCGTACAGCCAGTTTTTGAAGCGGCTCAAAAGATCGTCACCTCACCCACATCGTTCTCCAGCGCAGACCACAGCGCAAGAGTGCTTGCGACAAGCGGCGAAATGTCCACCGTAGATTTCGTTCTAGACCATGCCCAGCGATCCACGAGCGGACGTGCTTTGGCACCCCTGATGGCCACTGTGAGTTCATTCTGTCCCAGATGGCGGACGGTCGACTCACCGATCGCGTCTACGAAGGTTCCACACGCTATCCCGTACTGGCCGGCATCCAGCCTGTGAACGGTGATCCCTGCCTCGTCAACCTTGCGGGCGATAGCGGCGGATGGTCCATAGCCGTCACACACTATTTCGACCACCTCATGCTTGGCATACAGGGAGGTGAGTCGGTCGGTGACCCAGCCTGTCCCCGCACCGGAGTGGATCACCTCAACATGGAGGTGGCCCTGCTCGTTGCGGCCTGCAGCGACGATCGATGTTCTTCGATCTGGGCTCACATCGAACGCCAAGCACACCGGGTCAATGACGACACTTTCAGGATCCTCCAGCGCCAGCCAGTCATCTAGCGAGAACAGAACGTCCGATGAGCCGTCTGTGGCGGGGTAGTCGCCTCCCCCGAGCAGTTCGATGATGAAACCCCGGGTCGACATGGAACGCCTTTCCCATTCCATGTGCTCCAACGTGACCCGGCCCCGCACTATGGCGAAGTTGACTTGCTGCCACAGCGCCTGGTCCAACATCATCTCATCGGACACATCGTCGGGGTGTTCCACATCTATGGACCATTCGAAGTAGGTCAGGTCCGGGTCATCCCCTGCGATGCCACGTTCTCTCACCCTTGTCCAGACCATCGAGTGGTCGTGGATCTCCTGGTCAACAGCGCTCCCGGTGTAGAGGAGCTGCGGTCCACGCTGAGCCTTCGACGCACGGATGATCGGCATCGCTGAACTGTGGGCGGCCTCGCTGATGATCATCGCCTCATCCAGAACCAGCAGGTCGACGCCGGCGAAGCCGCGCATACCCGACTTGGTACGGGTCTTGAACTCGATCCTCGCGCCGTTCTGGAGTTCAATCGACTCCTCACCGTGGCTGTATCGGTAACCCAAGATTCTGCCGTTGGGGCTCCGCTTCACCTGAGCATGAAGTTCTGGCGAGTCGCGGACGATCGCTTCCAACCGGTTGAAATGCTCCGCGCTCGTCTTGAACTCATGCGCTGTGTGGATGATCAATCTTTCCCCCAGCTCGAAAAGGCCGAACAGTTCGCGAGCGATCAGGATCTCCCCTTTCCCGTTCTGCCTAGGCATGTTGATCCCAACTTCGCGGGTCTGCCAGCGGCCGTCCTCCCTGAGCCCGAGCATTCCTTCCAGGACCAGCTCTTGCTCCGGGTCCAAAGTCATCCCGACCCGGCGGGCAAACTCCACGCAGTCAGGGCCCAGCGACGACGCCGAAGCGGGAACCCAGCCGATACGAGGTCTTACGACCGCCGCTACCACTGGCGGGAAACCAGGCGACGCTTCGCCGTCGACCGGTTACACGATCTGTGCGCCGGCCCCAAATAGGAACGCCTGTCATCCGAATGATCCAAGTCCCAAGGCGCATCAGGGGCGATCGGCTGCAAACAACGGGTGCACGTAGCCAATCCCCCACGCACAATCCGGGACATCTCAGCCCGCAACCGACGATGAGACTGACCATAGCCTCTCTGCGCCGAACTCCTCCCCGATCTCACCCTTTTGGGTGATAGGGAGAGAATTCCGCC